GCCCATTTAGGATCGAGGGTTAAAGCAACCATGTTCTCAAGTTGCATAATCTCACAATATCCAGTTGCAGGATTCACCTTAAATGACCAAGGGAGCATTTGAGGGGGCAACTCTTGATTATGATGCTGTTCAAGCATCTCCTGCGCTTTCTTTTTTCGTATCTCTTCGAGATTGTTTTCATCAGTCATTCTTTTCACCTATGATTTTGCGCCTTTTCCATCGTAGTAGGGGCATTTGCCAACACACATCCCCTCTGCGTAAATGGTTGGACAAGTAGGGGTTTTGTAGTATCGATCTGCGCCGTGGATCAAATACTTCATGGTTTCATTTGGATCATAGTCTGCCCACTTTAGGGATTTGATGAATTCGTGTGTCTTAGCAATCACTTCTTGATTCGGAATTTTGCTTTCTCTTGGCGGTCTTGCAAAATTCCGATGAAAATCCATGAGATACATCATCAAATACGAACGTGGTTTGTGAGGAGGGTTGCTCCCAACCTCACACGCTGCTTGCGACAGGCAAGGGAGCATTGGAATGTTGTTGATGTTGTCAATGTCAATTTCGATGTCCTCCATCTTGAATGTCTTTGTTTTATGATCGTACTGAGACTCGAAGAGTACCTGAGAATCTCGCTTCACAATTGTTATCATCATTCCCCCTCCCTCAACCAACTTCATCCCAGGTCTGGCCTCTTGTGCTTGTTCCTCTATGTATCCCCATCCCTTTTCAAGATCAGCCACATCAACAGGGATGCCCCATAACTGTCGCTTGAAATTGTATGTGTTTGGAATGCGGATGTGTCGATCTGGGCGAAAAGAAACCACAGGATCTAAGGTGAGTAGGTTGAATCTCTTGACCCATTGATTGATTTGCATTCGCCCAGAGAACAATAAGTCATTCATCTCAATTGGCTGTAAATCGTATTCTTGATCAAGTTTCACCCAAATGTGAAATCCCCCTCCCGTGAACCAAATTGCGTGTTGAATGGTTTTTCGCATCAACAATCTCGACATGAGTTCAACTTCCGAACAACACTTTTTTTGGGCATCCTCCAATGTCATTTCTTTCAATCGAACCGCTTGATCAGCATCAAAATCCATCACGAAATGAGGCACAATCGCTGTGCTATACTCGCAGCGGTTCCCCTTGGTTTTCAGTTCTCGAAAACCATAAACGGTGGTTGTCAAGTTGGCTTTACCATTTGTTGATTTGAGATAATGCTCCAATTGTTTCTTGTTGTGAATCACCTTACGAGTCCTCATGTCGATTTCCCGTGGATAATGATCGAACAAAGCCATAATTTCACCACAATGTCATTTGTTTCCTTGCCTTCGGCTTGCTCCGATTTGACAAGTCTGCTGAGTCCATCATATCAATCCTCTCTCCGATCCATTGCATAACTGGAACCGCCATGCTATTTCCAAGACCTTTGTATCGATGAGAATCTGGACATTCTTCGGCTGGTTTCCCATTCCAAGGGATTTGTGTGTAGTTGTCTGGGAATCCTTGGAGCCGTTCGCATTCGAGGGGGGTTAATCTCCTCACAATTGCTCCCTCCATCATAGCAGGTGCGCCATGGCCTCCTGCTGTTCGCAATGGGCAATGAAGATCTCCTGTCAATTCTTGATTGAATAAATCGACGCCTTGTTGCTGGAAGACAGCATGGCGATCACCTTGAGTCAATGTGTTGGAGGGATCTCCCACTTTGCCTACGCCAAAGCCATTTCCTTTGCCATCGTTCTTGTCTCCACGTTTGCCTAAAAACCGTGTTGCCTGATCATGAATCGGTATGGCTGATTTTTGCACAACCAATGCCTCAGCCTCAACTCTTTCATTTCCTGTTCGAGAATAAGGTGGACCGCTCGCCCCCATAGTGGGGCCGACCTTTTCAGCATGAATGATTCCCTTCTCCATGACCAACGGGAGGTTTCCTCCTCCTGTACCAAATCTCGCCCTAACAGTCGGGGCAACATTGTCCAATTTACGAATCCTTCCATCCGTTGGATGATTTTCAAAAACCTGTTGATCTTCTTCCATGATCAAATGAGCATTGGTTCCTAAACATTGATTGTTGATCGAGCCATGATGATACATACCTGCTGTCAAAGAGCCAGCAGGTTTCGACGTGTCTATTCCTCTTCCAACAGGTCGGCTTTCGCTTGTAAGGCCGAACGCAGCGAGGGATTGATCTTCTTCCCCCTCTTGTCTGCTCGACGCAAGATTCCCCTGGAGGCTCTGCTTGTCAAATAGTACCGCTGCGGCACTTCTCCAATCTCCGTCAGCACATCCGACAACGAAGACTCGACGCCTTCTTTGGGGAACTCCGAAGTGTTGAGCGTCAAGAACTCGATAGGCGAACCCATACCCGAGTTTCGCCACTTCTCCGAGGAAGATGGCAAAATCATCCCCTTCGTTTGATGACAATAGACCTGGGACATTTTCATAGAGGAACCACTTCGGTCGAACTGCCCCAACAACTCGGAGATAGTGGAGTGCCAAGTTGCCACGTGGATCATCCATTCCAAGTCGCTTTCCTGCGACAGAGAAGGACTGGCAGGGGCTTCCTCCGACGACGAGATCGGCTGCTCCTTCGTATTTTGACCAGTCAACTTTCACCACATCCTTGAGGTTAGGTACATCTGGATAGTGGTGTTCAAGCACCGCAGAGGGAAAATCATCAAAGTCAGCAAAAGCGACAGCATCCCAGTTAAGACCCTTCCAGGCGACCGTACACGCCTCGATTCCGCTGAATAGGCTGATGTATCGCACATCAATTCCCCTCCGCCTTCGCTCTCATGTCTTTTGGCATGAGATAACGATCATTCTTTGGGCAGTAGCCATCGACTTTACACCACGGATCACAAATGTACCGTTCAGCGTTTGGAGGCTTTACGGCGAAGTCTTTGCCGTTGAAATCACCCTTGTATCGAAGGTGTGCAGATACCATCGCTTTGAGATTTGCAATCATGCTACTGACGATTCCAGTTTGAACGCGTTCAACGAAACGATAGATTCGATCAGGTTCTCCTTCGAGTCCCTTGGTGTGATCCCAACCCCAATACTTGACGTTGCAACCACCCAATTCAGGGTCATCGGATTTGCGGAGCAAATACACATAGTACGCCATTTCACCCGCCATCCCCTCATACTTTGTTTTCTTATCCTTCCACAATCCAGTCTTCAATTCATGGACGTGCAGATCCCCATTTGGGTCAACAAAGAGTCGATCAATTATCCCTGTCAAATGAACGGGTACAACGACTCCATTGACTTCAATTTCAACGAAGGCATCAACAGTCCTCTCATTGCCAAGTGGCTTGAAATAAACAGGGTCGCTATGGAGGAAACGCTTCGCCTCAGCGGTCATCAATCGAGCAAGGTGCTTTTCCTCATCCAGAAGGTAAGGATTGCCCGTGTGTTGGGCGATCTCGTCATCCCATCCCTTTGAGACTTGACTTTTTGGAATCAATGATTGAAAATAATCATGGAGAGCCTCCTCTCCTTGGTGATCTCGAATCGCATGGGCTTCATGGATGTCGAGGAGATGATCGAGAATGTATTCGTATGCATCGTGAACATTTGTTCCTCTTAGCATTGCATCATTTTGAGGTTCTTTTACCCCAAGGACATATTTGATGAAGTATTGCTGCTCGCAAAAAGTAAATGTTGACCATGATGATTTTGAGACTCGCAAGACAGGCGTGTAAATTTTCCCGTCTTCCCCTTCGTATTCCTTCATCCCTGGATGCCATGCATAGGTTCCTCTCACATCATCCCTTCGAGGGACGGGCATCAACTTTGGTGGCTTCAATTTCAAACGTTCTTCCATGGTTTATTCCTCCTCTAAATTCACTTCGATCAAATTGTGTATTTTCATCTCATCAGGAGATGCCAGCATATCACAGGCTGGTGGCTCTGGATCTATGAATTTTGGATTCATTCTTTCGATGGCTTCATCGCTATCGAAATCAGCCAAAGACATTTGTCCAGTAGCGGTAAAAGAAACAGCCTTGCAAGAGTTGCAATCGTACAGTCCCTTCTTGTTCACAGGCTTGTAGCCCTGCTTGAATCGTTCTTCCAATTCTTCCAACAAGTACCCGTCTTTTCCAGGTTTCATTGATCGAAGGCCGTGGTTGCTGATCTTGACACTCTCTTGATCCCAATGCTTTGCAATTTCCCACAGATCAGGATAGCCACGCCAAAGCGACCACCATGAATCAAGAGGTTGCTTGATGCAATGAAAGCACCCAAGGCGATTGAAATTGACATACAACTCATTGACCAAGTTCCGTTCGTCGAGATAGCGCATACAATCGGCTTCCGACCATCCCCAATCGACCAGAGGGTATCTGTTCTTGGCATTCCTCTTGTCCTCCTTCTTCCCAACTCTGTGGGCTTCATCGGCAGCGATGCCAATATAGACTACATCACAGTCCTTCTGCGCCTTCTGCAATGGCTGAACCTTTGCTTCCCTTGCCCAATAGCAAGGATATGCACGAAGGGGTGCGCCACGTTGTTTTCCTTTGTTGTTTCCTTTGGTGATCTCACCATAGAACCAGTCCTCCCATGTTCGAGGAGAACCCACAAAGTCAATTTTCAAATTCAATTCAGGATATGTTTCTTGAATGTACGCCTCGATCATTCGGATGTATTCAATCAACTCTGGCAATTCAAATCCTGTGTCGGCAAATGTGATCTTGGTGATTGGGTATCGTTTATCCCCTTGTGTCCACAACTCAAGCATACGCAAGAGCATGGCTGCGCTGTCCTTGCCACCGCTGAATGCAACCATTCCTGTCGTGGGGAATTCATCCTCCATCGAATCACCGAGTCTTCGTGATCGTATAGCCTTTGATGATTGTTGATTCGTGAATGTATTTCTGCACGGTGGTGAGGGCTTTGAAAACATCGTTCATGTGATCTCCACTAAGCGACCAATCCAAAAACCAATCGATTTCAGTACCGACTCCCGTGTCAAAAGTCATCTCATGCTTCGTGTGCAAAAGACCACGTATGCGGTATGCTTCGTTCATGATCTCAGGAGTATGCTCGAACGAGATGGTGTACCCGTGTTCGGATGTTTGAATCGGCATTCACTCAACCCCTGGGAGGACGACCAATTCGCCGTCTTCGTTGATCGAAACGCCATCATAGACATCATCAGGATGTCGGAAGGAACCGTCGCTGACACCAGGCCATCCATTCCAGTTCCCGCCCTGATGCGTTCTGTTGAAGAGAACCACGGGAGGGGGGCAATCGAGGCTTGTTCGGTTCGCTTTCAAGACAGCGGTCGCCTTGGATTCGCCTGTTAAAGCACCGTAGTCATCGCGCATCTCCTCAATGTCAACTGAGATCAGTTGCTGGAAATCACGCTCGGAGTCCTTGAGCCATGCAGGAACGTCTGCCCCACGGATCTCGTTGCCGTTCTTGTCGTAAGACGGCTTGCGACCTGTGATGCAATACACATGGACAAAGCGACGTGCCAACTCAAGCATATTGGACATAGCAGCGTTGTACCGATTCTTTCGGATGTTCCAATTGAATCGTCCAATTTTGGTGGTGGCTGCCTTTCCTGCCACGGCAATCCCGTCAACGCCCAAGTCGAGGTCTTCGATCTTCATCACGGTTTCACAGATGTTCAACCAATGGTCAAGGCCATCGAAACAAAGAGTCTTGAGATAAGGCTTCGGCATTTCGCCGTGAGCGAGGAAGTATTCCTCCTGAGCCTCAGCAACTTCAACAGCATAGAGCAGAATGTCCATGGTGTTCTGGAAGGTTGCGGGGAAATCGAAAGGTACACGGCTTCGAGCCTTGAAAACGACCCAAGGATTCAGCACAACGATGTTCTCTGCCTTGTCCTTGTGGTGAGCCATTTTGGTGGTTTCTCCTCCAAGATCAAAGTCGAGATGCCAGATCTGTGCGCCATTGGCGATTTCTTCTTCCGTGAGGGAGTCCAAGACAAATCCAGTCTTACCTGCCTTTCGAGGTCCGTCAACACCTGCGAAGACGAAATTGAAATCACGAAGGTTGGTATTGACCGCCTTGGCGATCAATTTCCAAGCAGGGTTTGCTGATTGTGGCAATTGCCAACCGCCCTTCTTTGGAGGTGGCGTGGACGTGTCAAACCCAGAAACCATGCCGTCTTGATCTCCCAAGGGAGGGAGAGGAGCGGGAGCAGGTTCATCAGGGTCTTGCTCAGGAGCGTCGGGTGCGTCATCGATCAAAGCCTCAAGAGGGGGTGCGCCCCCCGTGTTGGCAAATACATCGACGACTTCAACCTGGGAGGTCGAAGGGAGGTTTTCTGCAACAGGTGCAGCGGTTTCCCCTCGAACAGGTTCCTTGGTGGTGTCAACTGGCTCCCAGTTGTCAAAGAATCCAGTCCCTGACAATCAAAATCCCTCCGTGTGTTCAAGAGAGTTGGCGTCGTCAGGAGCGTTCTGTGCAACGATGGAGCGGAGAGGCATAGCATAGACGCTGAGAGCATCCATGTTGAGGTTGATGCCCCCATCAGTACCCTGCCATGATCGAGAGCGTACAACAGCCCACACTCGGCTTCCCTGAGCGTAGTCCTTCCAAGCATCGCCCTTCTTGACTTGAAGTGCGTGGTGGCTTTCAACCAAGACGCGAGGCACGTCAATCCAGAGGCTCGCCTTTGGATCTTCTCGACGGAGGCTGTTGGAGGTCAAAGTGAGGGAATGCTTGAAGCCACCCTCGGTGTATGCGTTTTCCTTGCCAGCGTAATCGATGTAATCGACAGTACCGCTGATTGCGAAAACAGGACCCCAATCTCGGCCACTTGAAAGCACCTTGCGCTTTTCCATGTGATGGTCAAAGACAGAAGCCAAATCGACCCCGCCCATGAAATTCGCCAAGAATTGATCGGGCGAGAAGATCTGCGTGGCTTTTGACACCATTGCGTCTTCAACCCAATCAAGTCCGTATTGAGGGTCGAGGTCAAGAGCCTTGAGGATGTCCTCGTCTGGCTCGGTGGAGTCGGAGGGTTTCCATGCCAATTCCTTTTCCGCCTTGAAGCGGATAGGACGAAGCATTTGGAGGTCAACCTCCGCAGCGGAGAAGGAGCATTCCAAAGTCATTGGAGGCAATGGCCCCTCGTTGAAGAAGGAATCCGTTTTGTTTCCAATGAAGACCCACTTGCGCTTCG